TGCAAATGGCGCCGTCTCTCCGGTATCAAGATGCGTATATTTTGCTTCCTCTAAAGTTTCTGCGAATATAGGAGCAGGAAACACCAGTCCAAAAGCTAACATATGTGCGATAATTTTATTCTTCATATTTAAATCCAAATTCTTCTTGTAAAATTCTATTAATGTTCTCTGGGTCTGTGTCATACATTTTTACAAGTTCAAGATATCGAGAGCGCTTTTTGACATCAAGCTGGTGCTTATCGCCAGCGTACTTTTCTTCAAGTTTTCTGATGTCATCATTGTGTTTTTTAATCGCCTCATCTCTTTTTCGGATCTCTTCCTTGTGAGAATTTTCCAAAACTTCAACCTCTTTTTTATAGTTTTCGATTGTGGTGTTCAGAACTTTTTTATATGCTCTCACATTCTTTCGAGCAATCAAAAACACAACGAGTGTCCAGAGCGCAAGTGCAAGAATCTTCCAGTGATGCTTGCACCAAGTCCAAATCTTTTTTGAATATAATACAACTGTTAACCAAGTCATTATCCGTGCCTATATGCCTGCATTGCATCAATAGCCCCTTGAGTGCCAATGTAAACCATTGCAATCATACCCCATGTATCCGAAGATAAATCACTCCACAACATTAAGCCCGTTGCCGTAAGAAAAGTAAATAATTTTCGTGAAATGGCTTTTGCCATAATTTTGTCTAAAACTGCTTGTTTGCTCATAATAAGTTCCTTTATACGTTAATGCGAAAAATCTGAAATATAAACTTTCTAATTAATAGTTCTTTTTCTTCCTCTGTCTCAGCTTCCGCAAACCCGTAACTATAAGTATTTTTCTTTTGGGAAATAAGCCCTTGTATTTTTTCAGTTTCTCGCTTCATCCATCGAGTTTGCTGTTCATAGTTGCGTGGCGTAGAGACACGGTATTTATCAGCAATCTCTAATAAAAAGAAGTATCTACCCTTATCAAAAGCTTCGTTTGCTTCTTTGAATTCTTTTGCTCGTATCTCTTTTTCATCCTCGGGCAAGAACTTGTTAATGCGATCTGGGTGGAGTTTGAGCGCCAACTTTTTAAACAATTTTGAAAAAGCTTCGTGAATTGCAATCTCATCAGCAGTCATTTGATAATCTTCATTTTCTTCTTGCGTGTTTCGATAAATTGTTAAAGTATTACTATCTTCAACAACTTTCGGCTGTTCATCACTTTTTTCAGGTATCTGTTCTTGTACAAAATAATGTTCTACTCTTTCTTTGTTTTGCTTCTCAAGTGTTGGAATATCAAGATTGTTTAAAGCACAGAATCTTCTGTAATATTTTTCAAATTCTAAGGCTGCGTCAGATGAAATCTCTTCGACATACTCAAGCTCCTCATATGAATATCTTAATGTAGACAAACTACGTTTCCATTTCAGATTTTTAACTGCCGACATACCCTATATAGAATCACACATTGACTTTAGCGTAGCCGCTCTCCTTTTCAACATTGATAACATAATCAACACAATCCTTCAGTGTATCAAGGTGTGATATGAGGATAACAATCTTGTAATAGCTCTTTACCATATCAAGAATGCGGACAAAACCGTCCATATTTTCAGCGTCAAGTGCTGTGCCTGGTTCGTCCATAATAAACACGTTCGGAGTGGGGAGATTGCTAACCTGTAATAGTGCGAGACGGATAGCCATAGAAGCAATTGTTTTCTCAGCACCTGAGCCCATCTCAATTGGGCGTGGCTCGTGACTTGGGTGTTTGATATAGACATTCAATCGGTTGCCCTCGTTCTCGAAGAACACTTCAAAGTTAACAATGTTTGCGAGTATCTTTGCAATCTCCTCATTAATCGCTGGAAGTTTTTTCTTAATAATGTCATATGAAATGCCGCTAGTGTGCATACATCTCATAAACAAATCATAAGCAGAATACTCTTCTCGGAGGTCGGCAAGCTCTTGTTTCTGATCTGCAAGGTTCTGTAGCTTTTGTTCATAAGAACCGTGAAGCTTATAAAGCTCATTTAGCTCCTCCTTACAAGTGTTGCACGCTTTTTGAGTGCGGGAAATCAACACAGCGTATTCGTTGCGCTTGGACACAAGTGTTTCAAGATTTTCAATAGCCTCTTGATTTTGCTCGTAAGTCTTGATTTGGTTTCCAATATTAACAAGCTCGTGCTTAAATACTTCAATCTTTGAGTTGTTGCCTTCGATGCCTGCCGTGGCGACGGAGATATCTTGATTTACTTCTTTCTTTCTATCAACGAGCTTGTTGTATTTTTCAATATAATCGGTTAGTTTGTCAATGTCAAGTTCATCAATTTGTTCTAACAACGCGATACTTTGTTGTCGTAAGTCAGTCACTTCGACAATCATATCTGGCAATGCTTCTTTTGCTTTATGTGCTTGCTTAACAAATTTATTTTCACAACAAAATTTACAATCAGGATCATATTCGTGAGTTTCTAATAGTTTAACTTTTTTTCTATGATTGTCAATGTCTTTATTTTTAATTTTTAGAATTGAAAGTAGCTGTTCATATTCGCCTGTCTTTGTATTAGCCTCCTGTTTTTTAGCGTGTAGGTTATCAATATTATATTGTTCCAAAAAACTTGTCAGTCTTACTAAAAGTTGTTGGTTGTCATTGTTAGATTTAGCAAGCTGATCATTTTTCTTTGTCAGAGTATGAATCTGGTTCTTTTTATTTTTTAGCTCTGTTCGTGCAGCATTAATATCGATGATATCAACTGGAATAGATGTAATTTTGTTTTCTATTTCTTCCAGTAGCTTCTGTGTGTCGCTAATAGTCTGATCGTATTGATTACAACGTGTCTTGTGCTCCTCGATAGAATCTAAACTTTCCTGCATTTCTTGGTTAGCAGTCTCGATATCTTCATCAAACTCGCGACCTTCAAGACGCTTGAGTGCTCCACGGGTATCAGCAGCATCATCCTTAGCCATCTTGAACTTTTTATCGAAGATCTCAAGATCGAGGAACTTAGCAAGAATTTCTTTGCGCTTAGTGGAACCTTCTTTGATAAAGGTCAAAGAATCCAACTGCGAAGCCATTGAAGTCAAGAGAAAATCATCAAGCGTTCCAAACATCTTGCGAATGTTCTTGTCGGTATCATTTCTTGACAAACCATTATGACTTACAACTTCATCCATAACGGCATCAACTTCTGTAAAATTGACATCTGTTTTAGCTTCAACGGTTTCTTCGCCTTTTAATTTCTTAATATATTTTTCGCTTTCTCGCTCAATAAGAAACTGGCGATCTCCAATAGAAATATTGACCCTGCCAACGCCTCTCTCTTTGTTCTGATTAATTACGTTAAGGTTTTTGCGTTCATTTTTTGAAGTGCTGTTAAACAGCGTGTAGAGGGCAGCGTCAATGATGCTGGACTTACCTGAATAGTTCTTACCGAAGATTCCAACGATACCTGCAAGGTTTTGAAAATTGATGGTATTATTTTCACCATAATTAAACAAGTTATCAAACTCGAAAGAATTTAATTCCCAATTAATGTTGCGAGCAACTTCTTCGCTTTCCTCTACAACTGTATTATATTTTTCATTTAACGACAGGACACGATTAAGCACCTCGCCATCTACCTCATAATCTTTGAGGTACTCGGATATTAATCGCTTTTGCACTGAAAGATCTCTTAAGTTTTCCTTTATAAAATCATCTTGAGATATTCCAAGCTCTGCCCGGTTTCCAGCGGCTCTATTTAAAAATGTAATTGCCTCTGGTCTAAATCGATGTTTTGCAATATCCACTGCTCGTTTCATTCGATCAAGAGGTAAATTATTATTTGAAACAAGACGTATACGAGATCCTTCAGGAACATTTATACCCTTGGGCATTTTACCCTTGGGTGTAAGCTCAATAGTGATAAAGGGCTTGGGGTTGATAAGTTCGACATGGCGATAAGTAAAGTTGGTTTTGTCCTGTATCTCCCAGATACCAAAGCCCTTATCATTTGTCTCGCCGTGATTCTGTTGAATTGTGGATCCACAATAACGTATACGACCCTCAAAGTCAAGTGCCTGTGCCTTGTGGATATCGCCCAGCATGGCATAATCAAACTTGTTAAAAATAGATAGCTCATGCTCGCCGTGTTCCATTACCCAGCCGATATCGGTCTTACAATTAGAAATAGAGCCGTGATACATCGCAATATTAATTTTGTCTGTATCGGTAGGGTCAATCCAGTTGTCTTCATCGAACACTGAAAGAACATTAAAGCAAAGCTCAGAAGTGGCGTGAAACTCACCTGAGTTCTTGAAGAAATAAATGTTCGGATGCTCCAGCGCCTGAATGATCGGTGTGATCGCGTCTTGACGGCTGCTGTTCTTCAGGTTGCCATCGTGATTACCTGGGATGATTACCAATGGCGCGATGTCCGCCACATTCTTTATGAACTCTGTTGCAAGTTCAAAATACTCGGGTGACAATTGTGTCTTTGTGTGTGCAAGATCACCACAATGAACGATAAAGTCAGGCGCTTCTTGTTCTAACTTTTCATATAATTCTTTGAAGATAATACGATACTCGTAATGATACTTCAAATTTTTAATATGCGTGTCCGCAATATGTGCAATTTTATACATATAACCCCATTAAATATTAGCAATCGCTTGCTCTAAAAGATAATCACTTTCTACAACAGCAATAGCGTTTTGCTTTCTTCTGATAAACTCTTCTCGACCCATTTCGGCTACATCTTCATAGCCTACAGTATCTATTTTATACAATTCTACACCATAATTCAAGAACATTTTTATAATTCTTTGCTCTTTCTTAACAGCGTCTGGGTCAAGTGCTAAGAAAACTGGTGTGTCATTTTGAACAATCTTCATAAATAACTTAGAGTTAGGTCGTAACGTAGAGCCAAGAATTGGTACGGCATTTGGACCTGCTACAATTGCGTCAAACACACCCTCAGTAATTATAAGGTCTGTATCCCACTCTAAATAAAGCTCGTTAAACACAACATCTTTAGAGCAAGGCGGGTTGAGATATTTACGAGGATCAGATGAAAAAGCCCTGGCTATGAAATAATTTAAATCACCATTGACATCGAACGAAGGGACAATGACCCGCTTGGCATAACGACCCTCCATACAATATCCCATTTTCCAATATAGAATGTCAGCTTCTGTCACGCCTCGTCTTTTAAGATAGTTTAGCGCTGGAGATGCCGAGAGCGATGGCTCATTATTTAAAGATGTAAAGCCTTGTGGCATATCTAATTTTTCCGGTAGTGGTTCATTGTCCTCTTCAATCGCAAAAATATCATCAAAGTCAGTGATATTAACACGATTGCTAAGTTTATCCCATTCTTGTAATTGATTGAAATCCCCATAGCGGCGAACAATGCGACGAATATCTTTACCCGTTGTTTCGCAAATCCAGCACTTATATACATTCTTTTCAATGTTTATTGAAAGCTTTTTCTTATGATGTTTGCAATATGGGCACGCGAATAGATGCTCATCATTTGAGCGATAACTATCCCCAAGGATGGCGGATATAATCTTAAACTTTTTCTGCATAGATATACTATAACACGAAGTTTAACTTGCGTCAAGCAATATTGGTCCAGCCAAAGCTACAACAAGTGCGTCTGCCCTATCATCAGTTCCTGGCTGTGGGTTTCCATGGCGTGTTACATTGTATGTAAAGTCGTCTCCAAACTTTTCAGACATTCTTTCGATAATAAAGTTTTTCTTGTCCTTTGTTGGTATACCTCTTGGAACCTTTATGCCAAGAGTCGCGCGAGCAGAATTTGGATTAATAAGTTCTGCCTCCATTTCAAAAACAATATTCACGACATAGCAGCACATTCCGTTAAACCTCTGGAGTGTTGCCATAGTAAAAGCAGTGGTTTTACCGCCTTTAAACATTATTGCAGGTTGCTCCACAAACACATCATAGATAACATGTTGTTCGTTTATTTGTCGCATGCGCTGTTCAAATATTTCAGCGCGTTCCTCCAAAGATGTTTTTGGCTTAAACTTCAGCACTTCGCTAATAACGATATCATCCCCATTGAGGAGTGCTATGCCTATCTTGGAGGAACTTATATCAAGTCCCAGTGTTTTCATATTAAATGTCTAATTTCATTTTAAATGTATATTCTATGTCTTCGGTTTTTTTAACTGGAGTTGCAAGTTTTGCAATACCGATTAAGTTTTTGTTCTCGTCGTAGATTGCTACCGAAGATATGTATGTTGTCTTTTTAAAATCTGCATATGGATCTGAATACGAAGAGGATGCGATATTTTTAATTGTAAGATCGTTGGGCTCGACATACGCATTAGAGGCAGTCATTGGTTGCTGTCCTTGACCAAAGGTTTTAAAAGTTGGATTGTTGGAGTGATTAAACTCTCCTTTTTGTGCATGCGCCAGCATCATAATTGTTTGTGTTTTTGTAGTGCCTTTAAAAGTAAGACCGAAACTAGATGATATCACATTTCCTTTTGCAAGTCCATCATTGGCTCCGGCTCCAAAGTAAATCCACTTTGGTTTTAAAACAGGTGAGCCAGTATATTTTTCTCCGGCAAATGTAGCATAAGGTCCAGTAGCCATATCCCAACTTCCAGTCAATAAAACAAAACCTTCATTATATAACACGACGCCTGCAACGGAGCCTGAGTTTGTTGTGCCAGGGGGTCCAACTTGGATAAGTTCGCCATCTCTATTTTCATCTTTACATTGTGCAATAAGTGTTCCACTGACATAGAACTGCAAATTAACAGTGCCTTTTTTAATTTGTGAACCAAAAATAATCGATGGAATACTGATAAGGTTTACATCTTGTGTCCCTTTATCCCCAAAAGCGCCGCTAAACTCATAATGTCGGCTATGTGGAGTATAATAGTTTAACGTATTTTTGAGAGAATTTAAATGATTATTTGATCCAGTTCTCGAAGTGGCTGTTGAAGCGAAAAATTCTCGAACAATACTTGCGGACATTGGGTAAGAACTAGTAATTTCATCGCCGTATACAAATTGTCGAAAAGTTGAATTACTAACTGTCCTGAAAGACGAAAGCGTGCCGCCTTTGGTTATAAATGGATATATCTTTTGTCCGGTAGGTCTATCGACATTTAACTCGTATAAACTAACATGCCCAGTTGGCACATCGCCCGCGTTGGCAACATGCGACCCCGCAACCGTTCCTCTTCCATTAAGGAATATCCTGCTATCATTAATTATGAAATCAAATTCAGGATTCATCTCCAACGTATTTCTAAAGATGTCGTTGTTTTTAAATTTTTTATACGCCATTATGTTAGTAAGTAGATATTAAATTATTAATAATCTAAACGAACTCTAAGCGTCAATTCAGTGTTTGGATCTTTCTTGAGAGGCTCAGAAAGTTTAGCAACTGCCATTAGTTCATTGTCTGATGAATATAGACCAACTGTTGTAATATATGCCACAGGGTTATCGGAAGTTGTATTCTTTACACGAATTTGACTCGAAGAAAGATAAGTTGGGTTTGAACTATAGTTAAATTCATTGTGATTTGCTCTACAGAAATAAATCGTTGAATTTAACTCAACTGTATTATTGAAGTTAATATCTACAATTCTATCTCGGATTGAATCTGCCAACACTTGGATGCTTGACCCAGTGGCAAGATTTTGATAAGATGCCGAGGCGAGCCCAGGTCCAAGATGTGATTGTGGATGTGAGGTTCCTCCAGTAACAGTGGTATGGTATTTACTGGTCGTGCCCATAAAAACAGAAGCACTAATAACTGCAACACCCGCTTGATAGTAAATTTGTCCAACTGGTGCAAGACTGCCAATACCTCCATCCGCCGCCGCAGATGCTGTGAGCAGAAGTCCATATTCACCTGCTGGTGAGTTAACCAAATAACTTGTCGCAGCGCCGTAATCACCAAGAGTTATTGGACCTCCTTTTTTGTTTCCAGCCACGGATCCGGTAGCCAGTGTTAATCTAAAGCTGTCTTTTTTAATCTCGTCTTTGCTCAGTAGTCTGGAGAAGTTAATAAAGAATACCTCTTTCATTTTTTCGCCACCGGCAGCGATGTTCCCGTCTTTGTCAAAGGTCTGGATGGAACCATTGGCATCGTGACCAACAAGGACAGCAGCCATTTGATTATAAATATTAATTTTCTTGGCTTGTTGAGTGGGTGCGGCTGCGGCAGAGAGTTCTGAAGTTGCAGCATACCCATGTGTAATATCAAAAATGTGATTTGCTGAAGAACTTAAAAAAGGATAGTCAAATACAGATTCAAACATTCCGTGAGAGAATGTTTTAATATTTAGGTCAGAATAAGTGCCAGATGCGATTGTACCTGTTAATGGAATTGCCTCGTGCAACAATGTCCTTGTATTGGTAATATCATTTGCAGTAAGTGTTTTAAAAGTTGTAGCCATATTTAAGTCCTAATATTTTATTGTTTTTTCAGAAATCTAATTGGGATATCGACTCTAAATCCAGTTGTAGCGCCCGTGATTCTAATCGTTGTATCGATGTGGTAAAGTTGCACTTCGTCTGATATGGGTGTAATTGTACTTGTGCTCCCAAGCTGTGTGAATAAGTAAGTGCTTGAGTTTAAATTGGTAGATGGTCCCACAAGCAAAGTAAGTCTGTATCCTGCTGGTCCGCTTAAAACAGCGCTGTCTGTTAATGTAGCATTGCTAAAATAACTTGAATTTGTTGTTAAGGACAGATAATAACTTGCGATATTATCATCGTCAATAAAAGAAGGAGTGGCTCGACCACCAGAAGGGTCTGCCAAGAACCCCAATCTATTATCAATTTCAATAATATATTGTGTTTCAACAAGGTCAGCGTCGAGGGCGACTTTACCAATTGCACCAATAGCATTGCTAACAATGCCCTGATCCATTAAAAGGCGTCGATTATCGGATTTATTTTTATCAAGTTCCGCACCATTAATAATTCCAGCCAAAAGGTTTCCATCACTAGCTTTTAAGCTATCCACAGTCGTTTCGTCAACAGCGATAGAAACCAGTTTTGTTGTAGCGTTTGCTGCAATACCATCGGTGTCATTGTTTCTAATTTCTGGGAGATAAAGCAAATTAGTTCTTGAGATAGACATCAATTTAGATTTCAAAACTGATGTATTGTTTGTAAATGCTTCAAGAACTGGGGATTGTAGAATTTCAATATCAAAATATGCCGAACCGCTTGGGTGGTTCTTGTCATAAAGTGCGTAGTTAATCTCGTCATCACCGAGAGCAAATTTTGTAATGTTGAATGAGCCGTCACCTTTTGCTAATCTTAGTCTTCCAGTATCGGTTAATACGGCGTCCAGAATAATGTCGCCGGAGTTATCAAGAAATGCCATAGTATTATAAACCTCTTATCGTATTTAAATAGTTCTGAATTATATTAAAACACCAAATTTTAAATTGTTGTGCTGTATGTTACTTGGGAATGTAGTTACGTCCCACATTTTTTCGTATTTGCTCTAAGCGTTCAGTATCAACCTGCTCTGTTTCCATTGTTTCAATTGTATCTTGAAGGTCAACATTTCTAAGGTTTCTGCTTGCCTTTGTTTTTTCTTGTTCCCCAAAGTCAAAGGTTTGGGAATACGCGCTAGAAATATTTTCCCTGGTTACTGAAAGGCGGCTCTTGCTATCCTCTTGTTTCCCAAAGTCAAAGGTTTGGGAATACGCGCTAGAAATATTTTCCCTGGTTACTGGAAGGCGGCTCTTACTATCCTCTTGTTCCCCAAAGGTTTGGAACACCGCGCTAGAAATATCTTGTCCTGCCAAGCCTTGAGAAATTTTTGCAATTGATGCTATTGTACCTGGATCAATTGGAGGATTCTCTGGCTTGATAAACCGCTTTTTACATGTAAAATTAATATCAAACTTTTTACCAGAGTTTTTTGATGTAATTCTCATTTTAAATCTTTTTTCCCAAACAGGCTCTTCTGAGCGACCGAGATGCACATCCGTTGCTTTTAAAGCAGAGTCCATTTGTTTATCAGGAAAGGTCTTATCATAATTTATCATTGTTTGAATTAAGTTTGGATTAATTTGTAAATACCTTTTAAATGTTCTTTCTGTCTTTACATTGTTGTATTTAATATCATCAAAATTGTATATACTTTTATTAAAAAATATCATACCCTCATATTCAACTAATTCAACCATAAAAATTTCTGTAGGATTTGAGAGATTTAAATGAACATCCATAGCTCTAAAAGTGTAATAGTATTTAGTATTTGGAACAATATCATCTATAAAAGATGTAGAAGTCGAGACATCTGTTGATATTGTTTTGTGCAGTTTATTATAAAAGTCTGAGTATGATTTTGGTGGGGTTGTTGTTCTATAAATTTCAAACTGATTTACTGGATCGTCAGATTCATAAGTAATTGGGTCGCCGGAACTCAAATCTCTGGTTTTTAAATATGAATCAATAAAAGTCTTATCTTGCTCAGTTATTATAATTGGCTGTAATACATAAGTGCCAGTGTTGCCGTTTAAGTTGATTAACAATTGATTATTAACCCCTTTAAATGGAATAATGTCAACATCAGGAAATACAGGGGCATTATCTAAGATCCTAACGCTTTGCTCAAATACTGGCAATCTTGCAATCTTAAGAGATGGCTCATATTGCACTGCAAATTTAGCAGTTTTTCCAGTTTGCGCCCCAGTAAAAATATCATAAAAATAAGAAGTTCCAACAATTAATTGATGAGCATATACTCGATACTTGTACTCAGTGTTATATTTTACCTGAGTATCGACATATTTTAAAATATCTAATTCATCAGAATTTACAACGAAGATGCTTTGAGGGGTGCCCCCAGTTCGAACAATTTCATACATTATTGTCTCATTATAAGCTTCTTTGCCAGCCATCATCTCTTCAAATGTTCTAAATCTATCATTAATGACTTGAGATATTTTACCAGATAATACAAGACTTTTTAAAGTTTGCAAGAAGGCATTACAATCACTAGAGAGTTCTGCTAAATTAGGATCAACCCCCAACAATATAGCAATATCACTAAATTTAGGATTAACATCATCTGGTCCAGCTTTACTAAGATATGATAATATCCAAGATGTTAAATCAACCAAGGCTACATTTTGTTGTACAAGGTCCGTATCAATTATGGTGTCGTTATTATTAAAAGTAACTTTTTCAGCGGATAAAGTAAAGTTTAGGCGATTTGCTTGTGCAGCAGATGCAATATTTTCTGGGTATACAATATTCTGGTCCATAAGGTGTTTAAACAAGTCATCAACCATGCCGGAATCTTTTGCTGAAACTAAGAATTGACCAGTTTTTTCTGTGTTTATTTCGATTAGATTATACATTGAATACAATTCATCTGTATCCGTAACTTTTTTAATATCTGGTATCGATGCAAGTGGAATTCCAATATGTTGATATTTTTCAGTTATATCATATCCTTGATCAGCGTGAAGAGTTCGAACATTTGTAACATATCTATAATCAGTTCCTAAATCAGTCAGCGTTTTTTGCAATGGAGATCGCTCTCTTGTTATTACGGAAAATTGATTTTCAAGTTGATACTCTTTGACATCTGAAGGTTCAATATATTTTTCATAACCTGTTGCATAATAGCTATAAACTGGTTCTATTTTTCCATACGCTGGATTGTTTATTGCATTTGCAAATCGCTCCATTTCTTTTGGTGTAAATGGTGTTTCAATTCTTGTGTAGTGATCTGTAAATGTGGTTTTTGTATCAATAAGAGGCGATGGTCTGGAAAGCCCTGTTATTGAATCCTGACCGCCGTCAATAAAAGCAGCCCAAGCGGGATCTAAATTTATTACTCCATCAGAGTCTGAATTTACAATAAACTTGTCACTTGATATTTGAAAACCTTGACGATAAGCTTTTAATAAGCTACCAGCGGTGCTTTGTGTTTCAATGGGTTCTCCAACTTTATTTAAAGATATTACAGAGTTACCATATCGTTCGACGTGATCGCTTATATTCTCATCAAAATATACCAATCTTTCATTTGAATCAAGTGTATAGAAACTTCTACTTTCTGCGCGTAGAGGGTCAGCAATATCAGCCGGACGTGCTGCGCTTATAAGTCCGTTACCAAAACTGACAATTTTTAATATAGGGTCTATTGTGCCGTCGTATATTGTTGATTCAATAGCTGATAAGGTTTTTCCAAGATAAGCACTATCTTTTGGTTTATATTTGTTTTGATAAATTTCTGCGGCAGCTTCTAATATTTCTGCACTGGCAATTTCGCTGGTGAGTGCTTGAGAAGCCATGGTTGCTGCTTGATTGGCAAGATTTTGAGATTGCACAGCAGAATCGGTGACACCCTGGCTTTCAGTCTGGGTAGTGGTTTCTTCTGTTGTTTCAACGCTTCCTTCTTCGGTAATATCATCACATTTTTTAATAGCCATTTATTAAAAGCCTCCTTTTTTAATACCAAGCGATGAAGCTTTTGGCAAGCCTTGAGGCGTCATACCTTTTGCTACACTTTCAAATTGTTTTGCAACAGTATTTATGTTAGCAGGGGCTGCGACGGCTGCTGCTAAATCCGTACTTACTTTAATAGGGGCAGCAACGGCTGTTGTTAAATTTGTTTCTTTCTGCAAAGTATCAAGCTGACTTGACGCTATAGTCCCCATGGCAGTGGTAAAATCCATAGCTGCTGGTGTTTGGATTTGCGAAGCTGGGGTTGAAGGAGTAGAAGAAAATAATGGCTCGGGTGTGGTGGAAGCTATTTGCTGCATAATTTCATTTGGTCCTGTAACAGTTGGAGTGGCGGCGATTAGAGGCTCAGGCGTCGTAGATGCTATGTCTTGAACGGTGGTAAACGATTGTGGAAGCGATAGAGGCTCAGGTGTCATGGACGCTATGTCTTGAGTGGTGGCAAATGTAACAGAAACAGGATTTAGTAGAAAATATGTGTCCACCACTTCTTTTAAGCCTTGTGCTCTTTGTCGGCACAAATAATACCTATTTGAAACTGAAGATTTTAAATCACCTAGTTTTTTTGTCTCAAACACGGCATTGCGAATCATATAAGTTTTTCCCGAAACCAATATGCCTTTATACAAGGTTTCGCTATCTACACTATAAGATGTCAATACCTCTACTTCGCCTTTTAGCTCTTCTGAAGTAAAACTGCTTATACCATCGGAAACAACGCCTTGAGTTCTAAGGCTCTTATTGATCTTAAATCCCTGAAACACAGAAAGAGAAGCCATATTAGTGTCAGGAGTGACATCTGTTTTTAAATCTTTTGCACTTAAAGTTTGTGAGTTTAAGTTTTTATCTGCGCCAGGAGAATTTTTTCCAAGAAATTTAGACGCTGGTAAGCCTGATGTTGGACCTCCAGAGCCGCCGTAGGCGCTAATTTGTTGAAGAGGATTAGGCAAAAGTTTTTTTAATTCAAGATTTGGCATAATGTTTACTATCACCCCCTGTGTTTCAGCAGCTTTAGATGTCCCAATGGTTATAGAGTTAAATGGAGTTACTTCTGTTACGGAGGCTTTTGATAAATCAGTGCCTTCATAAACGCGCAAACCAGGGTGTCTACGAGTTTTTACTCTTGAAGCACTAATGTTATCAACATATGTGTCATTTATAAATCTAGCTCCGATTGTGTTTTCAAAAAATTCTGTCATGCCAATTGTTGTATTTTTTAAAAGACCAATTCTGTCCGAAGGGGGGAGGCTTTTAGTCGCTTCAGCACCAACACTATTTGAGCCCACACTAAGAACATTGCTAATTTGCGCTATTAAATCCTGTAGTAGTTTTTGAAAAAGAATAATGCCATCGACAGACCCATCGGTATAATTAATATTTCTTATAATATTATTAGAAATCATTCTTCGTAGTGTCATGTTAGTTCTATGGATTGGCGATGGTCTATCAATCTCAATAAAATAATCTAAGGAAGTTAAATAAACATCTATAATAGTTGACAAACGGGGGGCACCAAAAGAAGACATGATGGACCGCCCTGTGTTGGTAAACTTTCTTGATTTATCGTCAAAAACCCCAGGTATTTGAGTTAAATTAACATATTCATTGAAACTAGATAAGGCTAAATCTAAATTTCTCATAAGCTGGTTCATTATTGATGAAAATGCTGATACTATTTCAACCTCTATCGAATATTGAAACATGCCGTCTGTATTTTGTTTCATCCCTGTATCAAAGCCGGTAAAATGTCTTAAAAAAGATTTTGTGCTCGACTCTTGCTCCGACAAGATAACATTTATCTCATTTATATTTGAATCGTCTAAAGAAGTAACAACTGGAATGTCCAGCGCTCCATCTGACATAGTTTTGTTTAAAACTGGGGATCCAAGATGGTTTAATGCTGCTTTTTCTCTAACCTGTCTTCTTTTTAAAACAAATTTAACCACTTGTGCATTTTTAATTAATTCAGCTTTAGCCGTAGGTGTCATGTTAGATATTAAACCAGCAAATTTATCCTCTTCTAAAATAAATTTACCATAATCAAAAGCAAAATAAAAACGAACATTTCTTTCATCATCTTTTGTTATCATAATTTCAGAAAAATAAGAATTTTTTGATTTTGATTGCTTAAGTAAGTCCCGTTGCTCTGGAAATAACAACTGCGCTGAGTTAGTAACACTTATATTGGCAAGAAAGGAGTTTATTTGGTCTCTAATTCTAAAATCTTGAACATTGTTAACGATAGTAGAGGCTTTGGTTAGTGTGCCGTGGGGTATGTCGGGCGTGTGAACTCTGCCTTCCATATAAGTTCTGTTAGTACCTTCTCGATGTACATGAAACGAATCATCCCATAAGTCACCATCTTCGGTCAAAAAAATTGTCATTTCAGATACAACATCAGAATTTCTTATCACCACTTGATCACAATACTTACTTATAATACATTTAAAAGATGATGGAAGATCAAGGTTAAGTTCGCTTTCTAAAAAACGTGTGTCAAGTTCAATAAATGTTAATATACGCAAATAATCAAAAACATTATTGTTTCCAAAGTTAGTTTTATCAAATACATAATTTGCACTAATCTCTATTTGATCTTCGTCATTGGTGAAACTTGTAGTAAAATCTTTTAAAGTTTTTGTTTTTAAATAATAGGGATCTTGAGATTCTGGCTGTGGTAAAGAAAAATATGTATTAGTATTTGTGTAGTTGCCATCTTCAAGCTTTCTTATAAAATCGTCTGCAATTTCTTGTGATGAGAACATAACACAATGAACTTTCATAAAGTCTTTAAAATCTAAAGTGCTATTTGCTGATTCTATTTCTAGAGCTTGCCCTAAAATACTAAATGTTCCATTAGCCGATGGGGTATCAACAACCTTGAGATTAACAGAAATCGTGGGCGTTTGTATATCTGCAATACCATCGTTATTGGTATCTTGCAAAGCCTCTTCTAAAAACACTCTGTCAATATAAATGTTGGGAATTAAATCTCCAAATAGTCCACATGCATTAGCCATTATCCATCATCTCCACAAGAGTCGCTATTTTTCTGAGAATAAGGGTTGGTAATCAGATATTGTTGTTCATTATCGGGACATATAAAGTCTTTACGAGCAAATTTGTACAAATCCTCGTCGCCACTGCTTAATAAATTACACACAAAAGCGTCACTTATTTGACTATCAGCCAATACATCAAAATAATAATCAGCAAAACTACTATCTATTTGGGACACAGGAAGTGATCTACCCTCCGCTTGATCAATTAAAATGTTGTCAACAATTAAATCTGGTTCCTCAAGTAGTCTTAATTGATTTAGTTGTGTTATTTTTGTTGTGTTTGAGGCACCTAATTTTTCCACATCTTCTATTTCAAAAAATTCAATTTCAAAATTGTCGTTACCTTGTGGTACATTTTGTTCAATAATTTGTAACACAACTGTTCCATTTGTTCCAATATGATCTGCTTTAAAATACGAACCGTCTTTATATTCCCTAATATCATATATTTGAGATATACTATCGGTATCTAACATGTTTTCCAGCACCCCTTGAGGTATTCCATCATAAAGACCATCTTGTATGGCTTGTTGATCTTCTTCGGATCGCGGCTCACCTTCTACGACTTTTACTTCGTATATCATTTCGACTTCAATTTGTGGTATATCTAAGATGGTGCCAGAACCACTCAATGTTAAAGTTGGTGTTGTTGATCCAGTCAAAATCTTGCCAGACAATAAAGATAAACTCCAAGATGGAATTTTATCTGTTGCTATTTCAGAGTTTGCCAAAGGATTGGTCAGAACTTGAGACTTATCGGGAGTTTGTTGCAACATTAATTGAGCCAACGCAGGATCTCCAGAATTTTTAATTTCAACCGCTCTTACCATATCATCTTCAATGCTGTGAAAATTATGAACTACTTTTGTGTTCGGAGTATTGTTTTGAATTCGACCTTCAGCTTCATTTTGAGTTTCAGAAAAGCCAACATAATTTGAGTCATAAACTATATTTTCATCATAAAAAGCATAAAAAACGGGCTTAAGCCTTCCTTTTGATAAAAGAAATTTGCCATACTGAGTAAGTTGCAAATCTATAACTTCTTCTTTTTTATTAAAAAACTCCATATCTTAATTAGGTTGTCCTTGTAATTACTTTAGAAATTATAGCCTTGGAAGATGTCTTTGATGCATTAGGCGTAAACTTTACCCGGAACACAACAGAGGGGTTTCCTGGGTCTTCAAAATTAATTACAGCGCGTGTCGTTAAAGCCGCTGGACCTTTGGTTTGCGTCCATCCGCCATATGACTCTCTGCCTTGCGCCTGGGCTAACGAAAGTCCTCTTTCGTAAGCGTTTTGATAATCTTCAAAAGTGGATGCCATATCGTCAATAACAGAAGCAGAATCTTTTCCTATTTCAAACTTTTTAATCATATCGGCTTTTTGTTGTTCAAAGCTAACTGACAATGAATTATTATTAAACCCAAATGAAATTGGTGTCGCTTCGTTATAACTGGTAATATCTGTAAAGCTCATTGCCGAAGTTGCGCTAATTGAAGCCATGCTTTCTCCAGTATTAAATTGAACTTCTTGATCAATTTTTACCATCTCTACTAATGAGAAAAAGTCATATGGCCAATTATATGTTATGTGATAATCTTCTGTATTGGAACCGCCTTCGTCTTTTGATGCTGCACCCAGTGCTGCTCCATCGGCAAGATACTCAAATATGCCGTCCGGTTTTTTAGAAAGTTGATCAGTAATACTTGGTTTGGATGTCACAACTGATCCCATTTCCAGACCATTGGGATCAAATGATGTTGCTACCTCGGCTGGTGTTGGTAACTGGGTTACGGGGCTTGATGCGACCGATTTCTTATAATAATTTTTCTTGGCTTTTTGTTTTACTTTAAAAACCATCCATTGAAGCTTAGATTTGAGAGGTGCGTTTAATAACTCACCCGGTGCCAAATCGTGAGAAACTTCTTTTGTTTGCATTACTTCACTTGTCTCAAGAGGGGTTTCGGGATTAAATGCCCTTCCAATACGAGGAGGTAAATTTTGCCAAATATCAGTAACATCTTCTCTGGTTAGTTCATGTTCAAATTCAAATATATACATAGTAAACGGAGAAACTTTATCAGAATATCTTATAAAATCCATAGAATGGGGAAAGTGATATCTTTTCATAGATTCAACCATATCCACAATAGATTGTTGCGGTTTTTGTGTGGACAATTCTGGGTTGCGACCAAGAATATAATCAATCTGATTTTTATCAATTGCAAAAAACTTTCTTTGATTGCTTCCACTTTCTTGATCATATTCTTCATAAAATGGCACTGCAACAACAGCTTCTCTAATCATTTTCGTTTCAGCAGGCGTACCTAAGCGTTGTGACTCTTTAGGCATGTTTAGTGCGTCAGCCATGGAAAAGAATGAACCAGTGCCAATTTCATTAGCACGGTTGCGCTGGGCAACATCGGGATGATCAATGACCTCTAAGAAAACCCCCTCATCACCCTGTGGCATCCTTCCATATTGATGCCACATGCCAATAGGTCGTGTTAAGAGGCTTCCGAAGGAACCGGGTTGATTTAATGTGGTGCTACCAGTGTTTGTATCTATAGCAACTGGTGTGAGCTTTTCATGCAAATGCTGGTCTATAAAGTTTAACATTGGTGTTTCAAATTTTGTTTGAATTATCCACCTTTCATCCTGCTCTTGAGTGTTGGGGTCAAAATAACGAGCCTTGCCAAAAATATTTACAGAGGAAGAAATTTGGTTTGCGTTATCGTTCATGCGAGCGCCAGCTTGTGGACCGAGATCTTCCCCAGCATGGTCCACATTGTCGGCCCAATCGGCTCCCGAAACTCCTTTATATCTTAAATAAGAGGAAGTCATTTGACTTATAAGTTCATCAAAAGTTGGTGATTCAAATCCTGGTGTTACTTCCAAATCAACCCAAGCTGCTCCATCATAATATGCAGGTGTAAAAGGTGCGTTATATCCATATAATGAGCCGCCACCAAATCCAGAGTGAACACACCCTCCATGGATGCTGGTTGTTGAGCCAGCACCTCTTGCACCTGCGGAGTTGTTATTTGTCAACCTTGCTCCAAAACTTGGTGGTCCAAATGCCGTGGGTCTGTCATACATTACAAAAGTTTCTGATCCTGACACTGCTTGTGGAATTCCTGAATCCGTAATAAGATCCAGAGGTGTCTGATCGGCGGCGAGGTATCCAATTCTAGCAATTTTTTTCTGACCTGTCGGATCGTCCATTGATTTTCTTATTTGCACTCTCATCTTGTAAGTTTTTCCCTTTTCAAATCTCCAATTATTTGAAGGAGAAGACGCAAAAGAAGTAAAAGTGCCATTCTCTAAAAAGAATTCTGGAACCTCTGCTAAGAAATTGTGCATAGCTTTTTTATAACGATCGTCGCCGTTGCCATTCCAAGAAGCGGTAGCTGGTATAGCAGCAGAGGGATGGGGCTCCATATCAAGAAAACTAATATTTGCTAAGTGCGCTTCTGGCTCGATAAGCGACTCAAAAGGAACTCGGTAATCAAAATTCGGATTTGCAATAAGCCAGTTAATGCCCGCTGTGCTGCCGGTCCGCTGGGCAGAAGGAGGCACATCGGGGCCCGTATCAGCACCTGTAATAGCTGATGCCGAAAGAACAGAACCAGTCAAGACTGGAAAGTCAACAGCAATACCTGATTTAATTGTGTTATATAAAACACCTGGTGCAAAAACTGGTGTTATAAATGGTCTTATCATCGCATTTGCGGCGTGGTTCAAATCAACAGACCCAATGACAGTTCCTCCGCCAACGAACTGCATATCAACATTTGGCAAATATGATGCTGAAAACAATTCATAAAGTTGTACAGTTCTATTAGCAGGATAAAACCCATCATATGGAAGAAGTTTTATTATTGCACTACATTTTACTTTAAGAGTTGTGCTTTCAATAGAAACATTGTCAGACACTTTGGCGTCTAGAACATCAAAATATTTCATAAAGTCAGAGTGACTATAAATTCTATAAAAATCAGGTTTATTACTGGCGGTTTGATTTGCCAAAGCCCCTGTAAGTGATAAAATGGCTGTGTCAGTAAACGGATCAACATCATTTATGATATAATCCTCCACTCTATCACTCATTCGATATTCGGGAAGGATTGAATATTCTTTTCCAAGTTGTTTCATTTCTTGTGCGTATTCAGCATAAGAATTATAAAAAGGATATTTTCCAGAAATATTTCCAGCATCCCAAGGTGATTGACCTTGGAAAGTAGAAATCGGCTGATCAATCCGTAAAGAATCTTTAGTAGCGGCACCATTAGCAGGATTGACACCTACATTGCCATCCCAAAAACCCCAGCCACTGCCTGTTCCAGAAGTGCTTGCGGCGATGGATCCTGAAGGGGGATATCGTTTGTTTGTCCCATTGGTACGCGACCCTGCACTGGATCCTGTTGCAAGTGTGTGCGGTCTGGCGTAAAGGCATGAGGCTGTGATCATACGAGAGCGACCAATGCCTGAAACACTACCTGAAGAACCTAATGTGTGAACCACTGTATGTACATTTTGAAGTATTCCACAAGAAGGGTCGTAATTGGCAAGGCTGGGAAGTGTCCCTTTTGATGCGGCGGCTTTTTGAGGAGTCGAGACAGCACCGTATATGTATTTGAGGTCACCAACTGGCGATGGCTCACCAGGGCGTAAATCAAGCTCTATTGGTCCATCTAATCTCCAAACACTTGCAGTAGTGAAGTGACGATCTTCACCGAGGTAGAAGGTTCGCTCATCTCCTCTTGCATCATCACCAGTGATCATGCTGATGTTTCCTCGTCTATCATTTGCGAGAAACTTCCATCGCTCATAATCGTAAGTTGGTCGTTCACGAACATAAGAACGATAAGCATTATTTGCTGCGGGATAAACTTTTTCAGAATATTGGATATTGATCAACTTGTTTAAACCCAGGTTTCCTCTGAACGATTCCAAAACAAGGTCTGCTGAAGTTTCAGAGTTTTCGTCAAGACCTAATTTGTCATTAAGTTTTGAGTTTGTAAAATATTTTTTCTGATTAGCATAAGGCGCAACTATAGTTGCTGCGGTATTGCCTTCTAAATATGTGGTAAACCGCAACGGTTTAAAACTGCGCTCGACAGCAGGTTCATGAAATTCAAGAACATTTCGATCTTGAGTTAAGCGGTAAGTTGGGACACCTGCTTTTTGAAATTTTAATTTCTGCCCAAAAATCTCACGATTATTTTTAAGACCATCCCATTCATATCCGCGATATTTGCCCCGTTTGGATAAGAGTGCTGCTCGTTCTGTATCTGGATCAATAATTGAATATGTATTATTTTTCTTGAATTGTTTGACAAGTGGGTGATATTGATTGTTTATCTGTTTCCAAGACGAAAAGCCTCCGACACCTCGGTTCAAGTGTATAAGATAGCCATTTGTTATATGTTCTCCATTGGTATCAGCGAAGAAAAAGTCCACTGCTGTATTAATTGAACCAGTTGCTGTAGGAACCCCAGATCGATCTCTTAAAGCCCCGCTAGAGGATAACTGATTGAAGGAGGCAGTTGGAAGTTGAAAAAAGACATTAAGACCAGCAAAATCAACAGGGGTTAAACTTGCACCGGATACATTACTTGCTGTTAAGAAATCAATCGCTGGTATAAATGCAGTTGTGCCGGAAGCAAAACCAGATCTGTGAGCGTGACCTATGGGTCGGGAGCCAGAATAAGAAGCACTAATCCAAGCGTATTGGAAATCGTTTTGTGGAATTGGGTGTTGAACAAAGAAGTTGTCGAATGTAGATCCAGTGCTGAAGGTATCTTTCATTCCATGTTCCGCGTGTCCTGGTGTTGGATTGTTCGGCTCCTGTAGAAGATTTATTCGGAAAGAAGTATTTCTGTTAACCTTGTGGAATGATGGAAATGAAGTATATGAATTGGCTGCTATTGTGCCAAAAGTTCCATCTTTACCAAATGGACCAGCGTGAAGAGAATGAAGTGTTCGCAAACCACGACGATTCTGTTGGTGATCTACTACTCGCATAGTGCTGCCAGAGACTAACGTGCTTGGATTTTCACCAGACCCAGAGCCCCTAACAGAAAGGTTTCTAAATGGCAACGCATTGTAAACGGATTTTTCTGCCGCTACAACATCAAGGAACCCAAGAGAGCTAATTTCTGGTCCACCTGGAGCCGAAAATCTTTCAACAATTACAGCATTTTGCTCACTTCTCTCTGGCAAAGGAAACACATTTCTATTAGAAGTAACGGCATTTTGGAAAGGCTCATATTGGTTGCCAAGACTTCGCTCTGCTCTGGTTATAGGTGTGCCAGTTAGATCCCCAGGCGCTTGAGCAGCGCCCGGTATAAATGTGTTACCACGGGATTCAATAACAGAGACACCATTAGACGAGGAGCTAAATGGTCTTATTCCAATTAAAGTGAGAACATTCGTTGTTTTGGGGTTATTAGTGGCAAATCTTGCCGGAAGTAAAGATGCAGATGTTGCAACATCATTAAACCAGAAGTTGTTTTTGCTGCGACCGGAGGTTTGAACAACTTGATAAGTTTTTTCATAGTTTCCAATTGCTCCAAATTGTAGCGTGCCAGAAAGAACAGAATCAGCCGAGGCAGTTGTCTGTAAGATGTTTCTAATATTAACAGGGCGTTTAGCTGTTTCTTCTCGCCACCACCAAGCACGGAACCTTGTTGGGTCTGGATAAGTGCTGCCATCATAATCAGGACCAGTTAAACTAATAGCTCCGTTTCCACCAAAGCCGCCGCCAAGAAATATTCTCCAGCCTTCTGGACGTGTGTATTGACCATCAAGGTTGTTTAAGGCTAATTCACCATCGCCGCCACGACGATTAGCGTCGTAATTATTAATTCTAACATGCCTATATTGATGACCGCCAACATATTTTTCCGTAAATGGACCTTGCATTGGAGTTTCATTTCTATCGCCATAGGCATCACTATGCAGGTTGACCAATTGAGAGTTTGCAAGAAAGCGTGCTTGAATAAGTTTATTGTAACCACCTAAATCTGGAGAGCCGGACAAAATATTAAATGGCATTGCAATTTCACCCTTAATGCCATCAAATGACCCACTATCAGGGGATCTATCATTCATTGTGCCAAAACTATATTTTATTTTTTGTAGTTCTTTAGGTGTTAAATCGTCATTGCAGTCTTTTAAGCTTACAACATTAACATTATATGCATTAAGAATATTTTTTGGACCTTTTGCTCCATGACTGAATGGAAAGCGGTGCCTGGGACCAAGTGGTCCGTGAGGAAAATTCATTCCACGATAAAAATTGGTTTTTTTATTCTCGGAATAATTGATACCGCCATGGAGAACTCTATTTTTTTCCAATTTATAGCGATATGGAGTGTTCCACTTTCTTTCAAATACCTGCAAAGATGCAGATAGTATAGCATTTCTATCTGCATCAACATTGGAATTACTGCTAGTAAGAATACCCTCATCTCTTTCAGCACGCTGATTCCAATAAAAACAATTATCAGATTGCAAATCGGAAACTGGATGATGTCCACGCTCCCAGCTATAAAGATGTTTGTTAATCGTTACTGCTGCGCCTTCTGGGGCGGAAGCAGAAAACTCAAGAGTTGGAAATTTTGATCTATACTTGTTTCTTTCTAATATATGACTCTCAACAACATTATCAATACCATCACTTACCTGTGCAGATGCCGGAACAAGCTGCATCAACATCGTAGACAGAGCAGAGTCAATCCATTTGTAATAATTTATAAACTTATCAAGATCTGGTGTATTACCAACTCTTTCAAAGAAAAATTGTCTTAAGTAATTTAAGCTCTTATATTCTTGGCGATATCTGTGAACAGGTTCTCCAATTAAATTATTGAAATCAGCAATAGAACCAAAATAGTTGATGATTTCATCAGAAATAACTTGATACATGCTTTTTTCAAAAGCATAGTATGTTTTAATAGGTCTGGTTTCCCGTGTAAAGACTTCTGTCTCTTCCCGGTTAAATACACGAATATTATCATCACCAAACACGATCTCGGGAAGCTGCTGCCTTCCAGAGTATAAAAATAAGTTTTCTACTGAACCTGTTGAGTTAATCGGGAAACCATCACCTCGTCCAGTATGCTGATATTTTAATATCTTACCCAGCCAATTATATCTTCCAATTAATTCCAAAGAGCCGGAAGAAACATCTTCAACTACAAACTTTCCATCAAAAGTTGTCGGAGAACCGCTACCATTATTAGAGCCCGTTACAGTTTGGAAGTCCCAATAAAGAGCAAGCGAATCAATTCCAGGCACTTGAATATTTGGAAAATCACTTTCCTCCAGGTAAGTATTTCTGCTCGGTCTGGTTAATCCAAAATTGTCTGGATCAATCGCATGATTTCTTATTGTCTCATCGTCTACATAATCAAACCAATAACGACAGGATGTTATCATAGCGTCACTAAATTGCAATGTTGATCCTGTGAAGTTTGTTTTATGTGAACCGACATAAACTCGTTTTGGCGATGTTAAGAGAGTTTCCGCTACTTGTTTTGTAAGCGAGCCGGTAATTGTAAATTCGTTTATTTTTCTGTCAGCGACATAGTTAACGCCGTAAAATTCTAAGTCATATGTGTGGTCAAGTGAGCCGCTGGCAATGCTGTGTGGATATCCTTTGGGCTTAACCCTGACAGCAAAATTCCACTTTTGATTTTCATAAGCATTTTGGTAATAGGAGCTTGTAAGCTCTGGAATCGGAAAAGGCACAGAAGATGTAAGCATAAACTTTACATCTTTTGAATATATCTTATCTCTTATTGCAAAAACTTGGAAATTTGCACTATCTGTAGCCGCCCATGTTATATCAGTTACAGTTGGGCTTGTATCTTGTGTAGCCCTGGCAGTGTGCATACCAAATAGGGAAGAGGTAATTTGAGTGTATTCTTGCGTTGAAGAGCCAGCATTGCGCATGGATATTTTCTTGGGAAAAACAACTTCAGCCTCTAATGTCATCGGAAAGCCGTCTTCAAGAGTGAGCGATTCTGCCGAGGAGCCTGAAATGAAAGATACACTATTTGGGTTTGAAGTGTCAGCATATTGATATACTGTACCTGCAAAATTGTCTTGATGATTTAGGTTAATCGCCTTTGTTCTTACACTATCTGCTCTTCGTTTTGTTTCAAACTTATAAACATCATTATCAGCATAAGCATTGAGACGAATCACATCGTCTCCTACACCGAAACACCTTATAAGATTTCTAAAAGACTTTTCAGTTCCTTTCGATTTGTAAATGTTTGTTAAGTTGTTGTAAATATTGTTATAAATTATACTTTTAACAGTATAGAGGTCTTCTTCAAATTCTTTTGTTTCATTGCGATTACGATAATATTCTAAAAAATCACCATTTAAAAACAATTCGGGCGAACTCAGCCCAAAAGAGCGAATTGCTGTATGCCCATATGGATAAAGTTTGTGTAATTTATCTGGATTGCCATCGTGCCCAACGCTGCTACTGGGGTATGAAGCCATATTAATCTTTGGCAATTCGCCGATTAATAAATCTAAATTATCAAAATAACTACCCATGATTTGGGTTATTTTTTTCAAATTGCCAGATGTGCCTTGATTTCCTTCGTCTTCGTCAATAATCCAAGATGGCATCGTATAAAACAAAGATGAATTGTTTTCATAGTCCCAAAGAGATCCCGATAAACTAAGTTCTTCCTGCAATGAATAAACATCTGGATGAGTGGAACGAACGATTGGGTCCAATATTTCCGTACCAACAGAAGCCGAAGAAATAGCGGAACCAGTATTTCGAGCATTAGAGCTTGGATATCCAGTCCATGTTCCGTTAGAGATACGACCGGAGTAATCTAATACAACACTATCAACAGTGGTATCGCCCGTGACCCCTTCATTAAATTTATAATAAACACCAAGATCTAGGTTTGCTGTGTCTGTGTTTGTTCCTCCGCCGAGATCGCTTGTAAAATAGTTTCTTTTAATTTGCTTGCCAGTTCTGCGCGTCTTCCAAAAACGGAACTCGTCAATAGAACCGGAAAGTTTACCGGAGCCTAAGTTTGCAAACGCATCGCCTGAAGGGTTAAATGTGCCTGTTAAAAGAGCACCAATGTTGGCTTCTAATTCATCTCTAATTTCTGAAATGTTTGAGCCAGTTGTAATTGTCTCGGAAAGTTCGCCATTGACATAAAGCCTTGTTACAATATCGGTTCCACTATTAACAAAGCTAAAAGCGTAATGCTGCCAATCGGAAAAAGAATTTAAGTTCAAGTTTGACCCAATTTCAACAGACGATGTGCTTAAACCAACTGCTCCTGATAAGACCGTAAGCATAAACGGAGAAGATGCTCGCGTTCCATCGATTTCAATTCTCAAGCGACCATAATCTGCGCTCGATGATGCATTGCCGTTCCAAAGATCAAAAACAACCTGTTTTTCTGTTAAAGCGGTATCAAGCGACCCAGTTTTTAACCAAAACTCAACCGTGACACCGCTATCTAATTTTGTTTGTAAGTTTGATTGACGTGTTGCTGAAACTGGTCCAGAAGAGCCGGTCACTTTATCATCAAAAACATTTGTTTTAGAGTCAAATACAGAATGCAGCGATGAAGTTCCTAATGAAGAGCCATATATTGAATTTGGTCCACCTTTAACATTAATATATTCATAATCACTGCTAGCTGGCTGACCATAACCATTGACTATACTTCCTGCTAATGTTCCCCATCCATCGCTTGCAAAAACACCGTATCCAGTGCTTTTTGGATACCTATTGTCGTAAAGATATATATCAAGTAGGCTAGCGTTATTTCGCCACTCTATTTTTTCTTTTAGAGACCCATCATACGGATACTCGTCATAGATATATTCTAAAGATTTTTCGTAATACTCTTGTGCTGATCCATACTTTGAAAAATTCGCTGGATCGCTAAAATCTATATGTGGCTCAACTCTATCTTGCTCACTAATAAATTCAGAAATATATTCTGGTGATTCTGTGTCTTCTGATAAATCACTTAAACTAGAAGAGACTACAACTTGGGAGCTTTTATTAAAAAGGTCTTTAATTGACATTTTATTCCTCTACTCTGAACTTAAAAATATCAGGATATTCATTCCAGCTTTGAGCCGCATCGTCATAGAAAGCAAACTTAATTGCATAAGCATAACCAGCCTGCAACATATCAATATCTAAATCAAAATAACTTCCGCTGACATCATATGATAACTGAGTATGGTTGTTGCTGCCAGTTCCAAATGGCACAACGTCTAAGTTGTCTACGAGCCTGGTTACTTTAAATGCTCCACTTTCAATTAAGAAATTTTCTGGAACTTCGCTTGCTTTTACATAGATTGTTGGTTGCCAATTTTTTTGACGAGTATAAAGTCTAAATTGGGCAGTTTCGTTACGATAATATCTATCTCTTAAGTTTGTGATATTTATAACATACTCTGAGTAAGGATTATAGGCAAGCGACTCAAGTTTTTTTGGACTGAATGAAGAAGTTGCAAATTGTGTTGTTCCACTATGCCATACATCAAATGCTGTTGTTAGTGGATTTGCGGCAGCAGTGAGGGCAAAAGATGCTGAATAAATTCCTGTGCTAACGTGTCCGCCTGTAATAACATAGGGATTGCCTGAAATAACATGGGTTCCATCTGCAACCTTAACAATTCGACTTCCGGTTGGTTCAGAATTATCTGCCGAACCAGAATAAATACTAACGTGAATTGATCCGGTTCCAATATCGGGAATATCTCTAAGTCTGCCTCGAACATGATTATAAAGATAAAGAGTGTTTAAATTATCCTCAGACGTTGCAAGAGAGCTACTAAAATAAAAACTACCACGATCATCGCGCGTAGCTGAATCCCATCGTGCTTCGATAACGGGACGCTTAAAAAAGAACTCAGAACCTCTTGCAAAAAACTTCTTTGTATATGATGAGGAAAATGCTGTTTCGTTTTCTAAGCGTATACCAAATCCATAATTCGTTCTGCTGCCAGCAATCCATCTTTCAACAGCATCGCTAACATCTATTTCAAGATCTTCAATTCCGTTTTCAAAAGATCCAGTAAATCTTGGTTCTGCCTCATAATCACCACCGGCTGTTGACCAAGATGTAACACCACTTGAAGCACTCGATGCGGCTGTCCAGTTACAAGATCCACTATCAGAGTAATCCTCCATGTCTAATCCAGTGCCCTCATCCCATGCACGAGATATAGTGCTAACTATCAAATTATAATCTCTGGGCACGGTAAATGGATGTTCTGCATTGAACATTCGAAGATAAAAACTTACATTGCCGCTAGCAGGTATCACACCATTTGTTCTATCAGTTGTGATACCACTCATAGGAAACTGAATAACCACTCTTGACAATTCAGACGAGCCCGAATCTTGTTGTCCATAAATTCTAAAAACTTCAAGCGAGTCAGACAAGCCCATGTTTGACCCGGTTGCCCTGGCAGTTAAATTAGACTTATAAGCGTTAGTAATCGTATTATCTTTTTCTGCGTTGTATCTTTTTATTCCCATTATGTAAGCGTGCCTTTAACATCTGCCCGTGAATATTTGACTTCAAAAACAACATTTTTTGGAGCGATAATAAGTCGCCCATCTGGTGTCATGTTATTTTTGACATTAAATTTTGTTGTAGAATAGCCTGCTCCAGTTTTTTGGAAAACCGTGACATATGTTGCATCTATGACGCCAGGTGTAGCATTTATTAAGGAATACAATTCTGTAATACTAAACGCCTCACCTATGTCTAATTTTTCAGAAAAATAATCACTCATTCTGGCTTGTATTCTGCTAAATACTTTTGTTTTATTTTCGTTGTTCGTAGCGATAGCAGAAAAAGTAACACCTAAATTGACAACTTTGGCATCTAAAATATCAACGGAATCATTAATCATTCTTTTGGTGTTAAGCCAGGTTTTTATGTTTTCTTTCAAAATAGTATTTGTTGTGACAAATTGACCAGCGTTATCTTGATTTATAACATATATGTTAATATTTCTTAAATTTGAATCAACATCTTGAACTACTGCACACCTTTTTATGCCTCCAAATTTTGATGGCATTGACAAAACTAATGTTTTATAGTCTTCTATAGTAACTGCTCTGTTCTGTGCTGCGTGTGCGCCAGAAATAAGCTCTCTTAATTCAACTGTAGAGGGTGAGCGAACATCTCCTTGAATTGGATTTTCATTAGTAATTTCTAAAGAACTTCGAACATCATTCATTCTTGAGTTGCTTAAGTTAGCCCTATTGGCAAATTCAAAACCAACAGAGGATATTTTAGTAATTGAACGAGCAGCAGCATTAGAATTTTGCTGAGTGTTTGCGCGATAAGACACGGTTATGGTTGTATTGGAAGGTCCAACACCAAATTTATCACCTTTGATAAGTATTGTTGGGTCCATTGCGACATCCATTACATGGTTTTTTGAATGTAAATCCAATACAAGATCTCTAGCTTCTGCCAAACTTGGAGAGTTTAATTGTGAATCAGAGCCATAGCCAAAAGTTAGTTCTGTGTTAGATTGATATCTTCTTCTCGTAAACCTTCTCGGAACTACAAATGGTTTAATAATTGTGGGAGCCTGTACATTTGTTGTGGTGTCAGGATTTGCTATTGGTATATAAATTGTATTTTGTGATAGATGATCAACTTCAAAATACTCTCTACCAGCGGAATCCACTACAGATATAATTTCTGTAACATTTGGGTCTGCAATTCTAATTCTTTGAAATCTAATAAAATCACCTATATTATAAGTTTCTTCGCGGAGTTCTCCAGATGCCACCTGACCTATTGCTTTAATTGCGTAGTTTGTTGGAACACCAGTAGATGCATTTGTGGTTGCAACAACAATTTCATTTGTTGGATCAGCAAAGTCAACAGTTTCCAACAAACTAAACGCAGACCCACCATTATTAGTAAAAGTGCTTCCTGCTCTTAGTTTTGGGGCATATGAGAGATCTGGTCCGGTGTTAACGCTGTTTGGGGGACACTTAATGTATAACTCCACTTGACCATATGTTGTTCTTACATTGTCATAACGAAACCCTACTGCTTCTCCGTGTTTTATAATATTATTATATTCCAACGCGGTGGAAAGAAAGCTTTCATTTGCTTGGTAATCAAGATAAAAAGACAAAATGTCGCCGATGTAAGAAACGGCATCGACCATCAATGCACCAAATCCAGCGTCAGAAAAATCCTTAAATGTCTCTGGGTAATATCTCTTGGCGTGTTGAATTAAATCGTTTTTAATTGAGGCAAAATCTCTGCTCAAATAATTTACATTAATATTTTCTCTTTTATTTGCCACGAAAAGGCTTCTCCTTTTACATAATTATGTAAATAATTAAATTTGTAGTGTTAATGTGTCAGAAATAAACATTGTTGGAATAGTATAAGAAATTTTTATGTTAACATAATTTGAACTCATTGATGGATCGATATCAGATAAAGAAACGCTTGCGCCTTGCTGTAAAAATGAAATATTTTGAATATTAATGTATGGAGCAAAAATTCTTGTTTGATCAATAATTCTTTGTCGTATTATACTGAATGTTGATTCAGTGGCATTTTCAAAGAGAAAATTTCTGATACCGACGCCAAAATTTGGAATCATGATCCTTTCGCCAGGTGCTGTCAGGACTATTGTTTTTAAGTTTTGTTGCGCTACTTCTCTAAAGTCTTTAGTTGTAGATAGTCCATCAATCTGATCAATTGACAATGGAAGTTTTGGTGATAATCCTGGCACTCAATGTTTCTCCTCTTATAAATAGTATTAAACTATTAGTTCCGTTCTGCTTTTTCAAGAAATGGATCTTGATAGTTTACTTTTCCTCCACCATATATAGAAGTTGTAAAAGATTGCAGTGTCGCCAATTTTACTCGCGACATCAAAGTAAATAAAGTATGTGGCGGACCTTCTGTGTTTGAAAGATAATTTATACCAAAGGTAGAGGGGTCTGACAACGCGGAATATTGATAAAGAGCAATAGAAGAGATAAACGATTTGATCGGAGATATGGTGTTAAACAAAGTGTCATACTCTTTTGTATTAAACATTAAATTCTTTAAACGATCATATACATCATCTACATCTTCCGCTTTTGTTTTGCGTGAGCACTGAGTTGAAAGAATTTTTGTAGATGATAACTCTTTGGATCTTATATTGTAATCAGAAGAAAATTCTTGAATGGAAACATTTTCGGCGATGCTAACATAATATATGCAATAACTGTAGATATGCTTCTTGTCGTTAAAATCATAAGTATATTCTTTAACAAAAATATATGATGGTTTCTTGTCAACATTAACTATTGTTGTATCATCGTCTTCTGAATCTTCTATATTGTCGTATTCACCAAACACAACTTCAACTAGAAAATTATCCCAGCTATTATAGTTCCATTGAAGATTCAGAGCATTAGATATTGGATTCTTAAGAATCTTAATTTCATCTAATATAAGCTGCCTAACTGCACTCTTGCCGTCTTCTGGTATTTCTATGTCAGAGTCGCTGGCATTTAAAATTTCATAATGCTTTATAGCTGCATCTTTAACTTCGTTTAACAACGAAGTTTCTAAATTATCAAAGCTATTTTGATAATTTAATAGTTCCATTTTCAACAAGCTGTATATAGAATTAACAAACATACTGTCTTCCATAAAAGCTAAATCAAAACTATCAAGCACTTGAATTGTTATTAAAGAGTGCTCAATGATATAAGAGCGTATCAATAATTGCATCGAGCTTGTAGCTGTGACTCTTCTAATTTCGCTTAAATTGTCACAATGTTGTCCAGCTAACGATGCGTTAAGAAGTTTGGTCATTGACTCAGAAATATTGTCTTTAAGTTCAGAAACTCCATATATATCGCTATTTGGGTATGATAAATCTAATGAATTAAAAGCTGTGATCTGTTGATTGGTTGTTGAATCTATAGTGGCATTACTATACTTTTGTTCAGATATATAATTTATAAATTGATCAATTATGTTTGAGTTGGTGCGTTTTATTTTAATTTCTGAACCGAAAGTTTCGCCGCTCATAGCTTGTATTTCTAAATTAGCAAGGGAGGCAGCCCCTGCGCTAGCTACCTCACTTAAATCAACAAGTTCCAAGCCAGAAGAAAAGCCCCTTGTTTTAAGTTTTCCTGTTGTTTGTTTTTGTCCAAGAGTTGCCAAAGAGTTTGAAATATCATAATCATCACTTTTGTAATCTATTTCTTTTCTTCCAGTATTTGTATTAACTTCAAGAACTACGATATCATCTGTCCAACCGGATCCTCTTTCTATTTGAACTTCTTTTGATTCCTCTTTTTCATATCGTGTTACTGTCAAACTTCCTTCGGATTCAAAAATCCTAACTTCGTAAGAAACACTTTTATTATTAGGATCGGTCCACTCTTCAGCCACTCCAGAATTTTTTGATCCCATGACGTTATCATTATCTTGGATAAACGTCACTATATTGTTTACATACCATTTATAAGTCTTATTGCTGGAAGTTAAGCCAAGTTCGGAAACCATTTGATCAAATAGTCTTTCAGTATCACCCTCTCTATTTAAAAAATCAAAATATTTGCCGAACTCAAAATCAAAACTTTTAATTGCGTTTTTTACGGCGGGTTCTTTAATATTGGATATTGTTTGAGATGGTTCGTATCCAAAAGTGTAAACATCATTTTTAACATCTAACAAAAATGAGTTATATATCGACATTGAGTTACCTAAATAATAATCTGATGCTAACTGCAAATTCCAAATTCTAGCATATGATTTTGTTTCGTCTGATGGAGCCACTTCTTGAGAGAAAAGATCTATAATTGGATCAATGGTCGCTTCTGTTGTTATTTTTGAAACCTCTTCAACAACCGGGGGCAGTTCTTCAATTAATCCACCTGGACCAAAAACATAAGAAACCAAAGGCATAAATTTACCTTTTGAAAAATCTTGTAATGCATTGTATGCTTTTAAAATTCTATCTTTTGCACGCTTTTTTTGTCTAAGGATTAAAGCATATGCATCTTTATCACTTAAAGAAGGGTCTTGCGTTTTGAGATAATTTTGTCTAACCAAAAATAAGGCTTCTTCACTATCAGGAAGAATTTCAGGGCTATAGGGTTGCCTATTGTTGTTGTATTGCTCTGATAAATATACGGGAGCAACCATTCTTCCAAGAACAGCAAATACATCTACAACATCTTGCTCTGTATAAAATACAATATTTGAACTTCTTCCAAAAATCCCTCGTGTTAAAATAACTGTGGCGAGATTCGAAACATAATTAGAGGAAGTTCCTTTAAGCAAGGATTTAAATTCATCTGGCGATAATACAGCATTCAGTTCATCAACCGCTTGAGATATTTCGGATGTTATTCTTTTTAAATCTTGAGGAGATATGTATCTTGGTAACGCTCTTCCATAAACCAAGTCTTCAACATAAACTAAAAAACCACCTTGGATGGGCTCTTCGTGTAATTCTATATCAAAAGATTCTGATCTTGGCGGAAAACAAGCTTTGTTAATAATGTTGCTGATTACGCCCGCAAATGTCAATCCTCCCTGAGTTGTTATAATAGAAGAAAAGACCTCATCATCATCGGCGGCGCCATTGGACAATCCATAAGTTGTAGCTAACCAATCTTTATATTTTTGATCGAATATCACTTCGCCGAGAAATTCTCCACAAAGTGGTTTTGATAATACAAAATCCAAGTAATTGTCGAAAGTGTCCAATATAAGAGAAACTGATGCTTTTAGAAAAGTGTTCATTAACTTAAACAATAATTCATCCATTGCTGGTTTTAAAAAGTCTTCTTTATTTTCAAAATAATTAGGGACTTGAATTTGTTGTAATTTAGGTAAACCAATGTCTTTAGAAAAATCTCCCTCTTCTTCTTGCTCTATTTTGCGGGCTTCTGAAATGTAATCTTGTAGACCAAACACCGCTTGCAAATCAGGATCCTCAAAAGCTTCTTTACCATATTTGCAAACAAAGTTTTCAAGCATAACTGGCAACACTTGTTTTTGTAAAACATTAAAATCAATTTTTGCAATTATATCGTGATAAAGCATTTGCATATGTTCATATAGCTTATCTTTAAGATCTTTGTTTTCGGCAGATTGTTGAGGTGTTAGCACATCATTTGAGTTTTCTGTTGTGTCAATATTTGGTGTTGAGTCAGTCGAGATTGCTGAAACATTGTTTGTTATTTCCTTAATGGCACTTGGCGAGGTGTTTATATCACCAACATACTCAGTTGTTTGTCTTGCGTTTTCTGCTCTTCTTTTTTTAATTGTTGTAGAATTTATTTCTGAGGTTTCTCGTGATAATTCAGCATCCGTTTTAGCGCTGGACCTGGTTGTGTCGGCGGTGGGGTCAGGTGGATTATAGTTTCCATCTTCATCATAAACTTCTAATCCATCTTCAAGATTTTGTTTATCGGATATAACAGGAGTTGGCTTAAGAAAATTTTTAAGATAATCCATATCATTAAAATCATCTCTGTCAGACAACATAAACTCATCTACCATTGAGTTTAGATTAATTAAAAAGAAGGTAGTTGTTATATTATCTAATTTTTTTAAAAAACAATTATACCCTATGGTGTGTTGATTTCCATCAATTAAAACATATTGACATTTATAACAATGGTCAAAACCAAGGGTCATTTGTTTTGATATAATATTTGGAAGAACACAATTCGGATCTTCCACAGAGGCAGCGGATATATTGTTGTAATTTAAATATTCTTGTATCGCCAATCGCATTGCAGACAATCTGGCAATTTCTTTTGGTAAATTAAGATTAACTACGAATTTAGAATTAAACTGAACTCTTTCAAGTATCTTCTTTAAAGCAGAAGTGACTAAGCCTATTTTACTGGATATTTTATCTATGTCATATACGACTTCAATTGGATTTTCTGGTCGATTAATTTCACAAGCGCTTGGATCATCATTAACTAAATCAAAATCGCTTATCGGAACAGATACCAAAACCTTCATCGGGGTAGCGGCACCAGAAGATACCAAATAATTTTCAACGGTAGAGACTTTAATAACATCATCTATTTCTGATAAGTCTTTTCCGTAAAATTCTAATAATTTTGTGACAGCGTATAGTTGTGTCTCTCCCAGCCTTCCATCTGGATCATTACCTGGAGTGAGATATTCACTATCCACTACAATGTAGTAGTTATCTAAATCTTTAAAGGGCGAACATTCATTTTTATATTTCCATGTTTGCACATCTTCTTTTACATTTAAATTTGGTGTTAATGTTGACATTAATTAACCTTATTATAGCTACTATTAAAACCTTGTCCGGTGATACCAGACAGATATTTAAATTCCATAAGTTCCAGATTGATTCTATTTTTAAAATTGTCTACTATGCACTCTACCGCTGTTAGTGCCGTTTGAACGCCTTGTTGCAACACTCCGACCTGCCAAGCCGCCGATCGAAGGGGATAAGTGAGGACAACGCCTACTGGAGGCGGGAAGACGACTGGAAGCGCATGGTTGTGATTCATTAATTTCATATTGTACTTGTGCTGTTCTTTTTGAAATTTTAATACAATTGCATGAAGCTCACGAATTCTATCATCCATATCTTTAAGGTTTGATACAAGTGAATTTCCCTTGACCATTGGCTGAAGTCTAGCACTATCATTAGAGGCTATGAGATATATTCCATTATGTGAGGCTGTGCCACCTCTGGAGTTTGTGGACTCTGTTCTGGTAACAAGTTTTATACTATCTCTTCCAATTATTCTAACAGCATCAGCCTTTAAAGCAGCAGCGGATCTAGCCCTTGAAGCAGGTCCGGCGCGACGACCCACAGGCAATCCAAAATTATCATCTATATCTGTTTTCTGGCTTATATAAAGTCGGGCAGCGTCGTCTGCAAAATTGGGATCATAGTTTAATCCAGACTTAATTAGCGAAGAATTTCGACCCACAACAAGATCTAACGAGGATGCATGTGTGTGCCCTTTACCGCCGTATCCCTCATCGCGGGCGCCTGGGCGGTCTCTACCTAAAACAATATATGAATTTCCATATTTTAAAACCTTTTCGGCAGGGGCTCTAATATATTTAGCAATCGGTTCAACAATTGGTTCGTTATTAACACCAGATACTCTAAGTGATGGCTCAACACCTGCGGTTTCAACAACGGCGGCAGAAACTGTATCGAGTCCTTGTTCATCCACAGCAGCGGCAAAAATTCGATTTGTCATTGAAACTAATGATGTTGTTGGAATATTTGACATGTTAATAAATAGTTTAAGTTAAAGTTATATTTACTCGGCAGTTGGTAATTTTGACAGATTGCTTTTCTTTAAAGTTGCTCATTCTTCTTCTGCTATGTCTAACTGGAAAACTTACTAATTACCGAAGGTACGAGAATCCGCCTTCGTCTGGCGCTGCACTATTTCCGCTCTCATCATCATCTTGTCGAAAAATTGGAATATCAGTCCGGGAGCTAGCATCTGTGGATCCCGCATCGGCAAGGGTGGCTGGACCACGCTGATCCCAACCAGGGTCCGTTTGGTCAAAATAGTCTGGAAGAATGTTGCCATCAGGACCAACCCAAGAATTACAAAATCCGTCTAACACCCTATCGGGATGTTTGTCACCTAAATTTTTACCCCATTTTGTGTTTCCTCTCATGTTTTTGGTGCCGCCGTTTTGCGCTGGAATTCCGCAGCGATGATATCTTTTTACAAAACTAAACATTGATGCCTGACTCCATCCATATTGACTCGATGCCCATTCCGGTTTTGTTTGCCCTGGCCATGTGCCACGATATTCCCAGTGCCATCGCTCCCAAATAACAGTTCGAACAAAGCCAAATCGGTAAGCATTTTTTACAAGCCAAGCATATCTACCTCCTTCTCGTGTTTGGAAATCAACTGCCCAACCACGCTGGTGTGGCGATTTTCCTGGCGTGGCGGAATTATAAGGAAAGCGTTCTTTTAGTTTTTCTTGTTCTGCCATTGTTCTAAACCCACTATTTACTATTAATTCCACCCCATCAGCAGCGGCTGCGGCAATCATGGGTTTTAGATAAACTGCTATTTCTACTGGAATTATTTTTTGATTAAACATAACAAATCTTTCTATTGTGCCCGTTATGTTCCCATTGTAGTATGTATTTTCTTGCTGTACAATTATCTCACTCTCTGAAATGCCAACATAAACGCCTCCGGCGCCTGGTCCTGCACCTTGGGCTGAAATATTGTCTCCATAGCTACAAATTTGTTCTATAGTTCTTGTTGGGTTTGACACTTGTGCTGAAGCGTTTGGAACCGAAGAGTTTTCCGTTGGAGTTTCTGCGCTGTCATTTGATGTTGGTACTTGTGACATATTACTCCTATAATTATTAAGATGTAAAATTAAAAGGCAGATTGTTTACTTTGTTTAAAACAGATTCTAATATTTGATTAGGATTTTGCCCGCTAGATGGAGGAGGAAAAACGACTCCCGCCCCTTCATTCATTGTTGATATAAAAGAGGGCCAGTTACGTCCGTCCACCGCTGCGTCCCAATTACTAATGTTATATTCCACATGAACTCTTCCACTATATCCTTTTCGCGTCAATGCATTGACGAAAGTATTAGTTTGAGTCGGCGCAAAAGGGCGGGGCTCTGCCAAAAACAGACCACCATCGAAATACCCATTTGGAGCGCCTATAATAGCATTTCCTAATCCAAAAATACCCGACTCAAAGGCGGCGACTGATTTAGAATTAAATGTTATATTGTGCTCGGTTTCTAAAGTATTAATTGCGTTTTCAATATTTGTCCAATTAATACCAACCTCGTTGGGGGGATTGGAGGCTGGTAATAAAAACATAGTGTCTGTCGGGGCAAGTTCTTGTATTTTCTTATAAAGATATGATCGTTTGCTTAAATCATCATAAGTGTAAACACTTCCAGGAGCAAAAACAACCAAGTTTACAGTGGCACCTTGTGTATATGGATAAATTATATTGTCAACAATTCTTAATTCAGGAACATTGCTTTCCTCACCAATAACATCGCCGATTGCATGCGTTGTGTTTGTTAAAGCAGAGTCTGTTCTACAAAGTTCGCTTGTTAAGATGGCACTTCTTGCACCGAGGGATCTCATTGTCAACTCTGTGAATACTGTAGAATTCTCAACAATTTCTTGAATAATTAATTTTTGACTATTATCTGAAGCCTCAAATGATACCCTAACAATTGTTCCAGAGGTTAACTCTTCTTCATCCCTTAATCGTTTAGATGTTATCATGGCTTTTGGATATGCATCTACATTAACAAATTTTCTTTCTATAGTGGTCCTGTCTGCGGTAATTTGAATGGGACCAAGACTCCGACCCTCAATTGTGCGATTTTGTTCTACCACGGTCGGCACTGGATTGTTATCTGCAATATTTGAAAATACATAAATGTAATATTCGGGAAAATCTAATATTTCCAATCCGCTTGAAGCCTCATCAATAATATCATTAAGAGTTGGGGGAGGATCCTGTTCGCCAATGTTTGAAAGAACGCTGAGACCACGAGATAGTTTGTTTAAAGCATATCCCCAACCAGAATTGGTTCGGGGCGCTGGTATGTTTTCAACTTCGGAGTCTTGCTGATCTAACAAAACCTCGTGTTTTTGCATTACCATGGCATACAAACCAGCGAGTGATTTGTTGTGGTTGTTCGCAACCAATGTTTGCATGTGCCTTAAATGAGCGTTGGCATTTATAACATCATTAAATGTACTTGTTTGCACTGCGCCAGCTTGTGGGTCTAATTTTCCTGTTACTGTGCCTTGAGAATCAGAAAAAATGTCTATAAGCGCATCAAAGAAAAGAGAGTATTGATAATCCTCGTTCAATTCTTGTTGTAGTTTTTCTATTTTTTCGCTTCTTTCCTGATCAGACATCAGTGATCTCCATTGAGTAAGTCAAAGATTTCCGACTTATCATCCTCGGTTAAGCCAACAGATGTGTTTTTTTTCTTTTCCAATAATGTAACAAGCTTAACAAGCTGCTCATTGGACCTTTGCAATGTTTCAACATATTTGGCTGCGACGGTGCCGACTTCCGTGTGGCGTGCTTCGTCTTTGCTCAAGTATACAATTAAATCGTTTAACAGATCTTTTGTAATCTCTCGATCTTTTCTGATGTTTTCAATCGCTTCGTCAAGATAGTTGTCTGTTTTTTTCATGATATATGCTCCATAATAATTAGAAGCACTTTTATTTATTTACAGTATCGCTAACTACTATGGAGCACTTTTAATCACTTACAGCAACATTCACACTGACAAGGTGTGGCGCAGCCGCAGCAGGCGCATTTTTCCATGACTCAGCCCTCCAATATTAATTAGAGGTTATCAAGCTTATATTTTGCCATTGACCCAATTTTTCTTAAAAATTCTGTATTTGACACGAAGCTTATTAAGATTGTTAACAATTTGCTTTGTATTAAGTCCGGTAAGTTCTCGCAAATAAAGATAGATTGCTTTTTTGTTATATATCATCGTATCTTCATCAATTGAGTCGAGCAATATTTTAATTGCTTCTAATACTTTTTTCTCATTTTCTTTTAGATTTCCAGTGTCCCAGCTTTCTATCTCTCCCCACAGGGACTGCCAAAACTCATATTCCTCTCGTTCTTCGTGATATGGGTTACTGGTTGTAACAAGTTCGTTATCAACCTCTTTTGGCATTTCATCATAAAGAACCTCGGTTCTGGCTCTCTTAGCATTCTTCTTTACTTTGTGAATAAACCAGTTTTTCGTTATTACACTAAAATATGAGAATGCTTTTGATCCCTTGCTTGGATCATATTTGTCAAGGATTGTTGTCAGCCAGACTTTGCACTCGTCTTTGAGCGCATCGATGTTTGGGAGAGTAGTAAATTTATAAGTGTATACAATCTTATCCACCATCTCATCAAAGGCTGGACCTATCCAGTCTATGTATAGTTGGGTTCTTATCTTTTGATCATCGGTGGCAACATAGTCAATAATTGCGTTTTCGTGATCCTTGGTAAAATAATGCTTACCTGCTTTTCGTTTTCTCGGCATAATTATTCTTCTTCATCTTCTTCAAAATCTAACCCTCGTAAAACATCTAAATATTGTTGTGTTTGCTCACTTACAAACCTTGAGTGCTCTAATAATTTAGACAAAGATTGATCACCAAAGTACATTTCCATATTATATACTTCATCTATATGTTCAGTGAATTGATTATGCATATAAGCAAACTCTTCTAAATTATCTCTTAGGTATAAAATATAATCAACTTGAACCTTTCGGACATACCAAATCAATAGCACATTGAGTGTCAATGATAGTATGAATGTTATTATTAAAAATATGGACATTATTCAGGTTTCCAGTTGATCATTTCTTCTTTATATTCTTCGACTTCTTTTTTGGTGTCTTTAATAAAGTTGTCTACAATTTGTCCTACTTGTACTTTCTTTTTTTGTTTTTTAACAAAATTAATCGATTGAGGTATTCTTTCTAAAGTAGAAAAACCCTCACATTCACTTTGTTTATTTACCTCGGAACAATGAAATTTTGTCTCACTAAAAGCGTGAACTACTTCATAGATTTCTTCACATTCCAAACATTTATAAACATATTTAGGCAAACTAACAACCGTCTTCCATGTATGAATCGTCCCATAACTCACTATCTTGAACTTTGGGCTCTTCAATTGCATCTATATAAGCATCAAAGACAGCACCCCCAGTGTCGGTGGCGGTTTCACCCATATCAACAACGGGGGGGTTCTCTACAACGAGACCATCATCTGTAGCTGTAAAGTTAAACTCTTTTAATACTGGAACAATATCCGTTTGATTTAAGAGCGAGTTTTGTAGCGCAAGCATAAGTGCTCCAAGCGCTTGGTCTGAAAGTTGCATGTGTATCTCCTTTTAATATTTGTATAATAACACATAAGTTAGTATTTTTCAATTATCTTGAATAATCATCATCAAGTCTGACAACATCATTCAAATGTGGTGTACTGACCTCAACGACTTCTACATCGTTTTCAAGGGCACCAAAACGGTGGATCTGGTTTGGTATAACATGAAAAGCTTCGCCGGGGTAAATACGCTCAATCTCTTCATTTTCACCGTAATTACATAGTACCCCACTTAAAACATAAAGAGTTTCTTCTTTTATTTTATGATATTGTTTTGAAAGTCTGTGTCCTGCATTAATATGCAGAATCTTGCCTACATAATCTGCGGTTTCAGCCCATATTATTTCATACCCCCAAGGCTTACTTACTCTTCTCATTTTGATAGTGCCCTTAAGTCAGCGTCATACATCATCTTTGCAAGACCCTCAAAGTCTACTTTTGGTTCCCAGCCAAGCTTTTCTTTTGCCTTAGTGGCATCACCAAGCAAAAGTGGAACCTCGTGAGGTCTAAAAAGTCTTTCATCAATCTTAACATATTTGTCTATGTCAAGTCCAGCATAATCAAAAACAACTTGTAGAAATTCTCTAACTGTGTGAGTTTCACCTGTCGCGACAACATAATCATCGGGTGTTTGCTGTTGTGTCATGAGCCACATTGCCTTCACATAATCCCCTGCAAAGCCCCAGTCTCTCTTAGCATCGAGGTTACCTAATAATAGGTCATCTTGTATGCCCATTTTTATATTCGCGGCTGCTTGGGTAATTTTACGGGTGACAAATGTCTCTCCACGGCGTGGAGATTCGTGATTAAAAAGAATACCACTGGAAATGTGAAGTCCATAGCTTTCTCTGTAATTTCTACAAAGATTGTGAGCATATACCTTCGCGCAAGCATAAGGGCTCGCAGGCATAAGTCTTGTAGTTTCACTCTGCGGGTTCTCAGGGTTATCGCCAAACATTTCGGATGAAGACGCTTGATAAAACTTTGCCTCGGGACAAATATTTCTATATGCTTCCAAAAGACGTAGTGTACCCATAGCAACATATTCTGTTGTTTCTTCTGGGGTTTCAAAAGAAACACGCACATGAGACTGGGCGGCAAGATTGTATATTTCATCCGGCTTATGTTCAATTAAAAGACGGTGAAGGCATCCTGAATCATTCATATTTCCATAGACCAAATCAAAATTCATAATCAGGTCGGGATCATTAAAAATATTATCAATACGATCTGTGGCTATTAGCGATGTGCGTCTTTTAACACCTACGACTTTGTAGCCTTTATTTAATAGCAATTCCGCTAAATAGGATCCGTCTTGTCCCGTAATCCCTGTTATCAGTGCTGTTTTCATCTTACACCCCTTACATTTTCATAATTTTCAACAAACCAGTCACAAGTATTTTTTAAAGCAATTCTAAAATCGGTGTAACGATCATTGCTCCAACCTAACTCCAAAAATTTGCCATTATCAGACGGCTTTCTTGGTTGACCGTTACTAACACTTGTGTCCCAAGTAATTTCGTTTTCATATTCCAAAAACTCACAGACCATCTCACAGAGTTCTTTAATTGTGTGCTCGCCTGGATTTCCAACATTGATGGGATCTACATCATTATAGTTGTTAAACATAAATAAAATTATTTCTGCCAAATCATTAGAATATGTAAATTCTCGACGAGGAGATCCGTCACCCCATAGCGTAATATTGGTGTTGCTTCTCTTTGCCTCGTATACCTTGCGGATAACAGACGGGATAACATGGCTCTCAACTAAGTGAAAATTATCATTCTCTCCAAAAAGATTATTTGGAATGATATTAACAAAGTTGCTACCATATTGATCCCGATAGGCTCGGGCTTGCACATCAAGCATTCGCTTGGAAAAACCATATCCCATATTGGTGTAGTGAGGCATGCCCTTGTGAATGTCTTCCTCGATATAAGGCAGTCTGGCAAACTCTGGATACACACAAGTGCTTAAAACTGAGAGAACCTTTGTCACATTGTGAATCCTGCTTGCCTCCAATACATTTGTGTTCATATACACATTTTCTGTGTAGTGTGCTCCAAGGGCGTCCATATTGCCTTTCATGCCGCTGACCTTTGCTGCGAGATGAACAACATACTCTGGCTTAACTTCCTCAAAAAGCTCCATAGTTCTGTCAAAGTTGGTCAGGTCATATTTGCTACCCACATAAGTTGCGTGGGGTAGGACTTTTTGTAAGGCAACTCCGACCATTCCTGTGCCACCAGTCACGAGAAGTTTATCTTGTACATCTAATAAATTCATCACTTGCCCTCGTCAGGATAAACAAGAAACTTTGGGCACGGAACAATAAACTTTCCGCCTTTCTCAATATATTCAGTCTCTCTCTCAGCAAACTCGTTGATAAAGTGCCAGGGCAAGATAATAAGATAATCAGGGTGGTCTGCTCTCATATCTGCCTCTGCAATAATTGGAATCTTGGTTCCTGCTGTCTTAAGTCCATATTTATATTCAGACCGCTCTGCAATGTAGTCCACATAATTGTGATCCAGCCCATACCACTGCAACAGGGTGTTACCCTTCGTGGAGGCACCATAGCCAGCAATCTTCTTGCCCTTAGCTTTCTCTTGCTTGATAAATGACATCGTGTCATCACGAAGCTTACAGATCTCAGAATAAAAATCAATGTAAGTCTGAGGGTCATTAAGTTTAAGTGATTTTTCATACTCAAGCAGAGCGTTAACTCTAAAGTTTGCGACATCTCGCTCTTGTTGGTTTCTAAACTTGGTTTTATTAGCAGTCTTCTTCATCAAATAAATTCTAAAGCTGCCACCATTAACATCATTTAGTTGACAATCAACAATATCAAATCCGGCACGATCCATCAGATACTTCATAGAACTGAGTGAATAATAACAGATGTGCTCATGACAAATGTTGTCAAAAGCAAGCTGCTTTAGCATCAGGGGAGTGTAACTCAGTTGGAGAACCCAGATGCCATCGTCGTCTAAGATATCGTAGATGTCATCTACAAAAGGTTGTGGATCATCCAAATCATAAAACATCGCGATTGTGGTAATGATTTTGGGCTTCAGGTGGGCGTACTCAGTTCGCCTGTATGCTTCAGCACTAAAAAAGTCTTGCACGATAGCATTGGCTTTCTTGGAAGACTCTTCGACAAAAGAATCGTCAGCAGGATCAATTCCAACCTTAATCATGTAGTCTGGAACATAATCAAACATAGTGCCGTCATTGCAGGCAATATCCAAAAATACATCACCTTCCTTTGTGTCAATGGAATCAAGACAGGATACAGCGACATCCTTCAGCTTCTGTTTCATTGTATCATTAATACCGGACCTGTACCAGTATTTTCCATACATTTCTTCAGGAGGCAGAATTGTTTCCAATTGAAGAAGACCAGACTCAGTACAGAGCATCATTTTAAGCTCTCCAAGACCTGTGCGGGGCTTTTCTCCGTCTGGTGTAAAGTCAGACATTAGAAGATCGCCTAAGTTAAAAACCTCAACAGTCTCCTTACCAGAGATTCTACATTTCATTCGTTTTCTCCATTATACATTATCCAAAATAATTTTACTTATAAAATCAATCTGTTCAGCATTAAGATTCTGATGACAAGGGACATAAAGTCCTTCCTTGTGGACCTTAGTGGCATTTGGTAAATGAACTTTTTCATATCTTGTGTACCAAAATGGGTGCTCCTGAATAGAGCCACAAATTAAAGGTCTACATTCAACACCATTATTTACCAGTTCCTCGGCAATTTTAATTCTGTTCTCATGTATGATACCAAAGGCAAGGGATGATACAGGGTCTGTATTACTTCGTTGAACCCATACATGATTCTCTAGTTTGTCAATAAATCTATTATAATTATTGCTCCTATTGGCGACAAAGGTGTCAATTTTCTTCAATTGATTTCTTCCTATATATGCACTTAAATCAGTATTTCTAATATTCAAACCAGGGAATACAAAATAATAATTAGCTAAAAAAGCATCATCCATATTATACTTGCTAAATGTTTCCTCCCTGTAGTCTGAATCATTATCTCTTAACCAGCCGTGAGAACGCAATGAGAGCATTATATTATATAATTCTCGATCATTTGTGGTGACCATACCCCCTTCTATAGTTGACATTGCATGTCCATAAAAAAATGAGTGTGTGCTTGCTAACCCAAAAGTTCCAAGTTTTTTACCACCAATTTCACTTCCATAAGCCTCACATGTGTCTTCAATCAATAATATATCATACTTTTTACAGATTTGTAAGATTTTTTCCATCTTGTTAGAGTGACCCAGAACATGAACCAATATAGCCAATGCTGGGCGGTGTTTCTCGCAGAGCTTTTCAAAATGTTCTATATCTAATCCCAGGTCGTCTTTATCGGCATCACAAAGAATAGGTGTCATGCCAAGTTGAATTGCGGGAGAAACAGTGGTAACCCAACTGATGGCTGGCACTATAACTTTTTTGTTTCTAAGTCTACCTGAATAAAGCAAAGCCAAGACCACTAATAAGTTTGCTGATGAGCCAGAGTTTACAAAAATAGAGTGTTTACCACCCAGCCAGTCTGACCACTCTTGCTCAAATGCTATTGTTTGTTCACCCTTGGTGTATCTGTCACCGGAATTAAGCCACTCAACAAGACTACTAACATCTTTTTCATCAATTATTTTCTCTGCTAGTTTAATCATGTCGCCCACCCTTGTTTTTCAAAATATGTGCTTGTGTTAATTGCCTTATCACAAATAAACAAATCATAAATTGGCTTGCTAAGTTTTAAGCGGTGATATTTAACTCCCCATTTTTCAAACTGCTTTTCTGTAAGATCTCTCCAATCTATTCCAGAGCCGGTGCCTCTTGCTGTCCAGTATATGATTGTGTGTCCCTCATCATAAAGATCGTTTATCTTTTTAATATTTTCCTTTATCGGATTTGACAATTTATAATTCCTGTCGGGCGGAGTTTCGCAAATTGTCTCGTCGATATCGACGTATATAATCATCAACTACCTCTTAAAGATTTTCTTTTTTCCAACTCACTACCCAAGACTTGTCGAGGTCCACCACTTCCAAGCGACTTTTCAATGTCTCGAATGCCCTTAACAAGCTTAATCAAACCAGATGGCTCGATAGAGGATTTATGATCACTACCCCACATGCCTCTATCAAGAGTGATATGACGCTCAACCCAAGTGGCACCCAAGGCAACTGCTGCAAAGGTTGTAACAAGCCCATACTCGTGACCGCTATAGCCGATCTCAGCGTTAGGGTGTTTTTCAGCAAGCCACTTGATATAATTCAAGTTAAGTTCCTCAACTTTAGATGGATACGAAGAGTTTGTATGCATTATAACATCCGGTGAACAAATGTCAACATTTTTTTCTATTTCTTCCTCGGTGCTCATTCCTGTTGATACAATCAAAAAATCGTTCTTTTCCCTGGCATAACTACAAAGCTCATGGTTGGTAATCAAGGCAGATGGAATTTTTGTTATATCGGTATATCTGTTCATAAAATCAACCGAGGGATTGTCCCAAACGGAGGCAAAACAGCCAATACCTATTTTTTTACAATAAGAAAAGAGAAAATCATATTGTTCCTCTTCAAACTCAATTCTTTTCTTGTAATCAATATACGTCATTTCACCCCAAGGTGTTACACGCATCTTTAATTTTTGTTCTTCTGGAACACAAATGTCGGGCGTTCTCTTTTGAAACTTTACATAATCACAGCCAGCAACTTTTGATAAATCAATTAAGTCTTTAGCCATGTTAATAGAGCCGTTATGATTGATTCCAATTTCAGCGATTATTTTTGTCATAGTATCTTTTCAAGTCCTCTTTTGTATCCACATCCACAGGTCTCA